AGCCGAAGGCTGACCAGACGGGGAGGGAGGGGGGCCTAGGGCCCTCCGACCGACCTTCCCTGTCCCGTAGGGACCTAAGAGCCCGAAGGGCGTCAATTCCTATCTGGCCGTCAGGCCAGGCCCCTCCGGCAGGAGCCGCCTATAAGGGGCCCTAGGCCGCTTATGGCCTTACTGGCTGCTGGGCAGGGCCTGCGTAGCCCCAAGCGTAGCAGGGCCCTGCCCTGTGCTGTCTTTGGAGGGATAGGGAGGGAAAGGGCTTGCGGGCCTCACAGCCCGCTTGAGCCCTTTGCAGCCTATCATCCTTTGAGGTGCAGGTGCTGATTGGCCCGATGGGCCTCCCTGCTGTCCCAGCAGATATCCACCGGGATCATTGCTTTCTCAATGGCCCGTGCCTTCTGGGCTGCTTTGGCCCGTGCCAGAGCCTTCCGGACCTTCTGTTCTTCCATCCAGGAATAGACCTCCAGGCCCATCAGAAGGGCACCGATGATGCCAGCGATTGCAGCCAGGACAGACAGGATGGCCAGGAAGAGGGAGAAATTGGTTGCTTCCATGATCGTTACTCCGAGTGTTTGGGTTGGTGTCTGGGCCTTGTGGCCCTTCCATGGTTCCCATTCTACCAGCACTATCAGCCTTGTCAAGCCCCTGTGTGCAAGAAAGCACAAAGCCCGCCAGGCGGTGGGCCGGACGGGCTGAATGGTGGTGCTTGGCTGATCAGGCTTGTCTCACTCCTCATCGACTGCCTTGTAAGCCTTCCAGAAGGCCATATAGGCTTCAGCACATGGCTTCCTGGTGTACTTCTGGAGCTCCTTACATACCAGGGGGTTGGGGAAGCCAGCATTGAATTCCTTGTTCATGAACATCAAGGTAGCTTGCATGTGCTTCTGGGGATCCATAGGCAGCTTCATGCTGTCTGAAAGCTTGGTGGCGTAGTCGCTGATACTCTGCACGTACTTGTCAGCCAGCTTGTCAGTCTCGGGTTGTGCTGCCCAGGTGTCATCACACCAGGATGCCAGTGCCAGCAGGACATAGCCAATGGTCAGCCAGGCCAGATAGTCAAAGAAACCCTTGTTCATGATCAGTACCCCTGTATTACTTGTGACCTTTGAACATGCCGGCCAGCAGGGACATGGCAGCACTCAAGCCCACCATTACCAAGATACCAGCCATGGCGTTCCCACGGAAGAAGACGATGCCGACAATCGCGGCGATGATGACGATTCCAGTATCCATGTCAGTACCCCTTGAATCCTTCAGGTGCATAGGCCATGATGGCCGCTGCTGAATGGTTGATGCGTTCTGTCCTTTGCTCCAGGTAGCCATCCGTATTGGTGGTCAGCCGGGTGATCTGGCACCGCTTGTTGTCCACTTCCTCCAGGATAGCATGGCCAGCCATGATGGCGTATCCCAGGGCACTCCAGGCGGCTTCCGGTGAGCTGTATTGATGGTAAAGCATGTTGTTCTCCTTGTCAAGCATTTGGACCACTGGCCAGGGCAGCCAGGGCCTTCCGATATCCGGCCAGACCCTCCCAGCCACTTCTGCTGTCAATGGCCAGACACTGGGCCAGGGCCCGGACAGCAGCGGGCCAGGTACGTGCCGTGCAGCGAGTGCCTCCCTGGGCATCCTTGATGTGGTAGAAATTGAAATGCTGTAAATGGTAGCACTCGATCTTCAGGCCGCGGATGCTGGGGGTCAGTGTGGTAGTGGTGAACATTCGGAACTCCTGGTGTGTTTGTCAGTGTGTCCATAGTAGCCCCCTGAAGCTCTGGTGTCAAGGGGCTAGGGTGGCCAGGCTGATCAGCGGCTGGAAGCTGCATACCGGACGTCGTCGATGAATTCAGCGATGCAGCCCTCCAGCGTGGCAATGTCCAGGAGGATACCCTCTTCGGCCTGGGCTTCACACCCTGCTGCCACCGCTATCAGCTCCACGTCATCATCAGCATTCAGCCTCCAGAAGGGACGGTTAGCTTCAGCCCATTGCCGGGTGCCTTCCGGGCTCATGGGCTGAAGGACACCAGGGCGGTACTGGAGAAGCCACCAGTCCTGGCCATTACCCACAATCTCCCGGTAGCCGGGGTTGGCATCATCCTCTTGGCTGGCCAGATCCTGGGCATGACCCGAGGCAGCTGCCAGGGTCTCCAAGATACCGCAAAGCGTGGTTTTGTAGTCACCATGCGTGTAGCTGCTGCCCTCTGCCACCGGGCCCCACGGGCTGCAGGGGTAAGTGGGGCAGTCCTGCGTCACGTAGTAGCGTGTGCGGTCCGTGTACTCTGCTTGATCGGGGCCAACATAGGTGCGGCAGACAACATAGTAGCTCATGGTTGTTTCTCCGGTTCTGGCCCCTTCCTGGGGCCGTTGCAATCAGTGTAGCCGATCAGGCCACCTCATCAGGCAGCCAAACGGACAGGGTGGCCATCAGCACCAATGGGGTGAGGGGTCAGCCGGTAGCGGTCGCATGGCTGCCCAGCTTCATCGGTAGACAGGCTAACATGCTCCACCTGATAGGCATCATCCAGAGCATCCCAGGTTTCCGGGGTGTCCGGAAGCTCCCGGGTGTCCTCGTAGACTTGGGCCCACCGGGGCAGCTCTACATAGCTGGCCGGGGTGTCGGTGACGTACAGGGCGGCGATGCGGTCGGCGCGGATCAGGGCGATAATGGTGCTCATGGTTTCTCCAGGATGTTTGGTAGGTGCGTGGATTGTGCCCCAGAAGGCCTGGGGCTGTCAAGGGTGTTTGTTGCTCAAGCGTGACGGTGGGAAGCATCCGGGAACCACAGGGCCCGGTCATCACTGCAAAGCAGCATACCAGCAGCAGCCCCGAGGCTGTCCCGAACCTCCCAGACTTCGGCGGAAACATCCTTCAGCCAGATACCAATGATATCAGCCTTTTCCACCCGCTCAAAGCCCAGCTCTTCCAGGTCCTCGGAGGGCAGGATGTCCACTCCCGTGTCATCCCACACTTCATCATCATCAAGCTCCCGGGCAGTCTGTACACGCTCAATCAGCTCTTCAATCATTTCCGGCGAGATATCGGCGGCGTACTCCAGGGTGCTTTCCAGATGCCCATAGGCCCAGGACACGGCAGCCTGGCAGTACCGGGCGTAAGCATCGTCCAGGCTCTCGATACCCTCCAGGTTGAGGTAATCCTCGGCCACCACGGTGTCAATGACATCTGCCCACCGCTGGGCAAACTCCTGGCGCTCCCGGTAGGTGCTGAGGCCGGGCACGCTGCCACTGTTAATGTCCGGATACTCAACGTTGTCCAGCCAGTAGCCCGCTTCTTTGACAGCAGCCAGCAGGTGCTTTTCACTGCCACACTCGATGATGTCGGAAGCTTCGATCAGGGCGGCGACGGATTCGGGCAGGTTGTGCAGTTCCATTTCAGTTGCTCCAGGTTGTGGGGCCTTCCTGGCCCCGGTGTGTGATTCGATGGGGATGATTCTACAGGGTCCAGCGTGTTTGTCAAGCGGCTTTGTTGATTGCTGCAATCCAGGCATCACGGATTGCTGGGGATGCCACCCATACCCGGCATATGCGGCCAGTGTAGTCTGAGGTGTGCCAGATATCCAGGGCATACATGGGAGTCCCAGGATAGCCGGGAAGGGCCCTATTGATGGCCTCTGTCGGTGTTAGGACAATCCGTTCACTGTGGATGCCCCACTGCTTGGCGTGTCTGATCATAAGCCCAGCGGTGGCGGCCCCTGCCCTGTGATGTTCCTTGATACTGACAACCAAATCACGATAGGCCTGGAAGTCTATGTCCACAAGATAGGTATCCCGCTTGGCACCGTTCTGAGCCGGTTTCAACGGTTCCCGTTCTAGCGGGTCCTGTGTCCCTGTCAACCGCCAGGGCTCAATGGTTGCAGGCCAGCTACAGGTGGTATGGGGCTTGACAGGGCTTGACAGGGCGTGTATGATGGAGGGGCCGGGCGGTCTGTCTGGCCCCTGCTACCACCGCCCAGCAGGGGCCCGGCGACCGTTCAGTGGGCCCCAAGCCCACCCCGGCCCCACTGCGCCCGATGGGCTCCGAGTACTGTGGCGGTCTCTTGCCTGCTGGAGGCCCAAATGGAACTGCCTGTGAACGTCAAACGCTGGATGGAGATCAAGGAGTCCTTCGGCAACGAGGTGGCCCTGGTCAACAGCTACTGCCTCTGTGAGAAAATCACCCGCGCTGAGGCAGACCTGCTCGCGGATGTCAAATTCCTCTACTATGATGGGTCGATCAGTGAGCAGGAGCTTGACGAGGCTGTCGAGGACGTGTATGATAGCCTGGTCGCCATGGAGAAACAGCAATGAGCAAACTCCTCAAAGACCTCAACCGGATGATTGCCGACCACTGGGTGGCTGGTCACGGTGGGCCTGTCACCATTGACAATCCCCGCACCCCCAAAGAATTCGTCTGGGTGTACTCGGGCAGCACTCCTGTCTATTCCTACAGCAAGTGGCGTTACAGGAAGCTGCTGGCTGCCATCAAGGGTGCTGGTTGGAACACCCGGCACGCTCAGGCCATAGCTGCTGGGCTCCGGAAGCACCCCATTCACACCAAATCCATTGATGCCACCAGCGACCTGAGCATCATCACCTACTTCGACAAGAAGGGCCGTTCCCAGCATGTGCGGCTGGAGGCCGGCATGAACACCCCTGCCATCATGCTGTACCTGGCATACCGCAGGTACAGCAACCGGCTTAACAGGCAGCTGAAGGCCCTCGGCCAGCAACAGACATGAAGACTGACTGCCCTTCCTGCTCCCGGAAGAAGAGTGTCTCCGAGGGCCCCTACCATGGCCGCTGGTACCGGAAGTGCCACGGGTGCGGCTGGATTCATTCGGAGGAATGGGCCCCACAGCTGCCCAGGAGCCCTCAGGAGCTCTTGAAACCCTCGGGTAAAGGGAATCACCCTACCAAGGGTTCTCAAGAGCCTACAGAGGCTATGTTGGCCTGGCTGGGCAGGTATGGAGTGACCTGGACCCAGTTCCAGAGGTTCGGGGGCTTTGCTGCTGAAGGCCGTCTGGTCTTCCGCTGTGATTCCTTCGATGCCCTACGGAATGCTGGTGATGTCTCTGGCCCCAAGTGGCTGACTAGGATCAAGGAGCCCTTCATGGGCTTTGACAATGGCTTCCACTGGGGCTGGGGTGACGCTGACACCATCGTCATCACCGAAGACAGCATGGCAGCCCTGAAGGCCGCGATAGCGGGTCTCCAGGGGTTCCCCATGCTGGGCACCAACAGCAACAGGCTGGTTCCGGCATGGTTCGCTGGAAAGAAGGTGAGGGTCTTGACAGACCCAGACGATGCTGGTAGACTTGCTGGACGCCGCCTCCTGTTCCGTCTGAGGGGCCTTGATGTCAAGGTCCTCAACGGGAAGGAGCCCAAGGAGTACACTTTTGAGGAGCTGAGAACCCTGTGTACGTGACCCACTACAACGGCAAGGTCTTCACGGTGATGGACACCAAGCGGTTCATCCGGCACCTGGAGACCTGTAAGGAGAGCCGGTACTTCCCCGGCTACTTCTTTGACCAAGACAGCCGGGCCTTCAAGGTCTCCGACTACCCGGACTCCAAGGCCCTGACCCGGACTGAAATCTACGAGAGGGAATGACATGAACTTCGACTCCTTTGCAAGCCTCATGGGTGAGGAGGCAGCAGCCTACCTGGTTGGCTTCAACCTGGCCGAGAAGCCTGAGCACATCCTGGGCTACCTGGAGCGCCTGGATGCAGAGCTCTATGGCTACTTCAGCGATAACATCCCGGCCCCGCACAGCCCTCTGTACCAGAAGTGGGAGCGCCGGGCAGTGGAGCTTGACAGGCTCCACGACTACGATGAGTCTGATCTGGAAGCAACCCTGAAGCACATTGAGTACATCCTGGAGAACTGGAACAAATGAACCACGTTCAAATCCTCCCGCTCCGCACCATCCTTGAGTCATTCATGAACCCCGGCGATGAGCTGCCTGAGCCGTTCCTGGACTGCCAGGCCTTCATCATGGGAAGCAGCCCCATCCTGGATGATCCCGGCGACGTCGACGTGTGTGTGCTGGTCCCTGACCTCAAAGCTGTCGATACCTTCACCCACAGCTCCAAAGGCTGGGAATGGGTTGGGGACTCCTACCATGACAGCACGTTTGTGTCGATCGAGCTCCAGCGGGCCCTCCCCATCAACCTCATCTGCTCCGATGACAAGCTCTTCTTCGAGGCCACCCATATGGCCCAGGAGGTCATGGAGTGGACCAACAGGCGACACCCCAATGCCTTCACGTCCCGCCATGACCGCGTGATCCTCTTCGACCTCATGTTCAAGACCTGCCTTGACAAGCAGGAAGAGTCTGAAGCTGTCTCTGATCCCATCAATGACGACGAGTGCCCCTTCTGACCATGAGCCTGAAAGACACCCTGGCCGAAGTGGCCGACCACAACCGGAACCTCCTGGACCTGTACACACACGGGCACCTGAAGCGGAAGGCCCTCCTGGCCTCCCTGAAGTTCATCCAGGATGCCCACAAGCCTGGCAACTGGAAGGTCATCCAGCTCCGCGAAGAAGGGGCCAAGCAGCTGCTGAAGCAGGACCCCCTCTGCTGCTGCCTTCCCATTGACCTGGTGATCCGCCGGGTGCATGATCAGCTGTCCGGCGTCATGTTCCCCCTCAAGGAGGCCTGATGGAAGCCAGAATCCTTGCTGGCATCATTCTCTACGGGCTCCTGGACAAGTTCCCCAAGGACCTGGTTAACTCCTACTCTCCTGCCTTCCGGACGGTCCTCAGCCTCTACCGGAAGTTCCAGGAAGACATCCCCACACTCCAGGCCCTCAGTAGCGCCCTGGAAGCCAAGAAGTCCTCCATGCCTGACACAGCCTATGCTGGTGCCCGTGCCCTGGTGGACGAGGCCATGAAGGCGTCCCCGGCCCCTGGTGATCTGCTCCGGGAGGACTACCTGGCCTGCAAGGTCAATGCCCTCCTGAGCCAGTACGTGGCGGGGGAGGAGGTCAATCTGGAGGATGGTCTCGCCGCTATCCTGGCAGCCCTCCCGGCCCCGGATGAGGGTGATGCTCTGGAGGACCTGGATGACCTGTCCAAAATGCTGGCAGTCAAGCCACCTGAAGGCCCGAACAGCTGGGCCCTCCCCTCCCTCAACAAGCGGTCCCTTCCTCCCGGCCCCGGGGACTTCCTGGTCATCGGTGGCCTTCCCAACAAGGGCAAGACCTCCATCTCTGCCTTCCTGGTCCTCAACAGCCTCCCCAAGGACAAGCCGGCGAAGGTCCTGTGGCTGAACAATGAGGGGCCCTCCTACGAGATTCGCCTGAGGCTCAGATCGGCCCTCACAGGGCTTTCCAAGGACCAGATGGCCAATGACACCATCAATGCCGAGAAAGCCTACCAGGAGGCCAAGAAGGCCCTCAGCATCGAGGTCAAGGGCATCCACCGATGGACATGGCTCCAGGTGATGGGCCTGGTGGATAAAGCCAACCCGGATGTGCTGGTGCTGGACATGCTGGACCACATCCACTATGCTGCTGGGGAGCGCCGGGACACCATGCTTGAGAACCTCTACCAGGAGGCTCGTCAGATGGCAGCATCCAAGGGCATCCTGGTGGTGGCCACTACACAGCTCACCCACCCACCCAAGGATGCCGATGTCCGCTTCCCAACCACCTCCTGGCTGAAGGACAGCAAGTCCGGCAAGGAAGGTGCCGCAGGGTCCATGATCCTGATCGGCTATGACCCGGAGGACTACAAGCTCCGGACCCTCACCCTGGTCAAGACCAAGAGTCCCAAGCCCGGCCCCTGGCAGACCCCCTTCTACGTCTCGTTCAACGAGCAGACCTGTCAACTCATGGAGGTCCAATGACCGACAATAAGCTGCTGGAAACCTACCTGGACAACCTGCTGACCTTCCAGGCCCTCTACACGGCCTCTGTATTCCGGCTCCCTCGTGATCCCAACAATGAGGCCAAGCTTTTGACCCAGATCAAGGAGCAGAAGGCCCTGATCTGCCACAGGTTTTCCCGAAACGACAAAGCTTGACAGCCCCCACAAAGCCCTGTATACTTCGGTGTACGGGGCTTTTTCTTTGCCCTGAAGGAGGTTGGATGACCGTCATTCGAGCATGGGACACCGAGGCTGTGGTGCAGCCCTGGTGCACCAAGAAGATCAACCCACTGTCACCGGAGGCATGGCTGGTGGCCCACGCCTGGGCTGACAACAAGCCCTCCGTGGTCAATGGGCACAAGCTGCCCTTCACCAAGCCCACCTACCGATACTTCGAGGGGAAACCCGAGGACGGGTGGTTCAGTGAGGTCCTGGAGGGCTGCGACATCCTGACCGGGGCCAACATCAAGTTCGACCTGCTGCTGGCCCTCATGGCCGGCCCCAAGAATCGCCAGGCATACCGTCGCTGGGTGAATAAGGGGGGTCGAATCTGGGACGTCTTGCTGGCCGAGTACCTGCTGGATGGCCATACTGGCTCCGAGGCTGGTGCCGTCCTTCGCCTGAACAGCGTGGCTGTCCGGTACGGTGGTAACGTCAAGCATGACCAGGTGGCTGCCCTGATCGACCAGGGTGTCCCTGTCAACCAGATTGACAAGTCCCTCCTGCTGGCCTACTTGTGCGGTGAGTACCTGGAAGGCATGTACAGCCACGGTGACATTGGCAACACCATGCTGTCCTGCCTGGGACAGCTGGAGGCCATGAAGGAAAGACCGAAGCTCCGGGAGTGGGCCAAGGTGGAGATGCTGGCCCTCCAATGCACCACGGAGATGGAGTTCAACGGCATCCATATTGACTGGGAGAAGGCTGAGGCTGCCCGGTCACGGGCCCTGGAGAAGCTTGAAGCTGCCAAGGCGGCCCTGAAGGAGTACCTGCCTGAGGGAGCCGAGGAGGTCTTCTCCTGGGGCTCCTGGAAGGGCAAGAGCCTTCTGCTCTATGGAGGCATCCAGGAGAGCAAGGTTTCCCGCTACATTGGTGCCGATGGCTCCTACAGCGCCCAGCCCTATCCCGAGGGCAAGGGTGTCTACGCCCAGAAGGAAGTTGTGCAGGAGGTGCTGGATGAGGCCGGGAACCCTGTCCTCTATGCCTCTGGCAAGAACAAGGGGCTCCCAAAGACCAAGAAGGTCAAGGTGGACGACTACACCCGGCCCAAGAAGGCCAGCATAGAGGTCTCCTGGACCTTCCCTCGCCGGATTGAGCCCATGGAGGGCACGGAGGCATCGGAGGAGGGCTACTGGAAGACTGACCAGGACACAATGAACCTGCTGCCGGAGGACCCTGTGGTGGACCTGCTCCGGGAGGTCTCCACGTGGTCCAAGGACATCTCCGTCAGCTACTACTCCGTCGACGAGAAGACTGGGGAGAAGGTGGGTGGCTTCTTGGCAGCCACTGACCCGGCTGGCCTGATCCACCCCAGTATCCATCACACCGGGACCGTTTCTGGGCGGCTTTCCAGCTCCCAAGCCAACATGCAGAACGTGTCCAAGGTCGGGGAAGTCAAGACCTGCTTGACCTCCAGATACCCTGGGGGCAAGATCGTTCAGGGGGACTACACCAGCCTGGAGAACTACGTGATGCTCTGGCTCTCCGGCTGCCCGGGCTACTACGAGCTGCTCCACAATGGCTATGACACCCACAGCTACGTGGCTGCCAGCTGCTCCGGGGTCGATTACAAGACCTTCCGTGACCGCTACGATGCTGGGGATAAGAAGGCCAAGCAGGAACGCCAGGATGCCAAGCAGGTGAACTTCACCATGGCCTATGGTGGTGGGGCCAAGCTGATCGCTTACCGGACCCGTATGTCTGAGGACCGGGTGAAGGAGATCATGGAGGCCAACAAGAAAGCATTCCACGGCTACTGGGCCTTCCAAGACCAGGTCTACCGCCAGATTAGCACCCACCTGACCTTCTCTGGGGACCTGGCCCGGCACCCGGCTGACCCACGGAAGACCTACCGGAAGGGCTACGGTACCTGGGTTGGCCCCCATGGGATCAGCTGGCGGTATCCGCTAGTACCCACCCCGAAGCACATCCTGGAGAAGGATGGGATTGCTGAGTGTGTCTCCCCCACGCAGTCCAAGAACCTCCATGTCCAGGGAACAGGGGCCTCGGCAATGAAGGCAGCCTTGGCTGTCCAGTTCCTGGTCTGGATGGCCCAGCCTGGCATGGAGCCCGTCAAGATGATCATGACGGTCCATGACGCCGCCTACTGGGATGCCCCTGGGCACCTAGCTGAGAAGGCTGGCTGCCTCCAGCTGGCCACTCTCCTGGAAGCCAATGAGGTATTGACAAGGGCCGGAATTGATGTTAAGATTCCGGTACCAGCTGTGGTGACGGTGGGTGACTCCTGGAAAGAGCAGGATGGAGACCTGACCATCTCCAAGGAAGCTGGAACTGTCCTCCAGGCCCGTACCTGGATTTGCAACAAAATCCTCCCTGAGGTATTCGCATGAACCAACTGGACCTCCTGCAGCAACTGGGCATCGACGCATCCGCTGATGAAAGCACCATCCTGGGTGGTGGTGTTGAAGTCAAGCCCGGCACCTATGGATACCGACTGATTGGCGTGGCTGAACTGGGCACTCGGCCGGAGACCTTCGACAACAAGCCCGTCGAGCGGAACCCCACGTACATCCAGTTCCAGCTCTTCCACAAGAAGCTGGTTCCGGAGGGGCAGACGGCTACCATTCACATCAAGGTGAACAAGTCCCGGTCCGCCAACGGGAACTACATGCCCCTCTTCAACAAGCTGAACAACGAGGGGACGGCCAAGAACATCTTCCAGCTCCTGAACTCCTCGGGCTTCCTGAAGGTGGTGCCCCACACCACCCAGTCCGGCAAGAACATCGTCAAGGTGGACCCGAACTCCATCCGGGCTCCCCTGAACGAAGTTCTCGACGAGGAAGGCATGGGCACCGGCGAGTACAAGCGGGTGGCAATCCCGGAGGCATCCGCTAAGGGCTGGCTCTACCAGTTTGACCATGCCAACCAGGCCCAGTTCGACACCCTGCCCTACTGGCTCCAGGATGAGGCCTCCAAGGCCACCGCCTTCCCCAGCAAGTTCCCGAACGGGGTGGTCTTCAAGGAGAAGCCGGCCCAGAAGGGTGAGGGCGAAGCTGCTCAGGAAGCTCCGGCACCCCAGCAGAAGGCGGCCCCGGCCAAGCAGGACCCGGTGGCTGAAGTGGCTGACGATTCCTTCGAGTTCTGACCATGCCCATCCACAGCACACACCTGCTGGTGGATGGGGACCCGCTGACCTACCGCTTCGGGATTGCAGACGATCCCGAAGAGGGCATCCGGAACCTCTGGACCTACATCCAGCAGGTGGGGCAGCGGGTCAATGCCGACAAGACCACCATCTTCCTGACCGGCCAGGACTGCAACAAGGGCTGGCGATTCCACATCGCCCGGATCAAGCCCTACCAGGGCAACCGCTCCTCCAAGCCCTCGGGCCTCCCCACCCGCAAGCTCCTCTGGGAGCACCTCAAGCAGTCTGGTGGGGTCACGGATGACCATGCTGAAGCAGACGACCTCATCGTCGCAATGGCTGACCGGGACCCCCAGCACCACGTCATCCTCTCCCCTGACAAGGACCTCCGGCAATCCCTGGCCAAGGTCTTCGGGCATGAAGATGAACCCCTGCCCTTCCCCAAGTACCAGGCCTGCTGGCAGATTCTCTCTGGGGACCGGGCAGACAACATCCCCCCGCTCCTGAAGGGCTATGGCCCTAAGAAGGCTGAGGAGTTCCTGGAGGGCATCAAGACCCTTGGCGAGGCCCAGGAGGCGATCAAGGAGGCGGCTGGTACCGATACCCTCCGGCTCGCAGAAATCAGCGCCTTGGTCCTTCTGGGGGCTACCAGCCCCATTCAGCGGCTCAAGGACTTCTGGGGACGGCAGGAGTGGCTCAGGGAGCCCTGCCGAATCCTTGCCGATAGGTGCCGAGAGTGACCATACCCAAGCTGAAGTACTCCCAGGTGGCCCCTTACCGGAAGGACCTCCTGGGCAAGCAGGGTGGCACATGTGCCCTCTGCTCCCTCCCCATCGCTGCAGGTAAGGACGTGCTGGATCACGACCACACCGAGGGGCACATCCGAGGGGTTCTCCACAGCGGCTGCAACAGCCTGCTGGGCAAGCTGGAGAACAACTACAAGCGGTATGGTGTCCCTGACCTGCGGCTCTTCCTGGCCGGAGCCCCCCAGTACCTGACAAAGGGCTCCCGCATCCCCCTGGATGCACGCATCCTCCACCCCACATTCAAGACCGATGAAGAAAAGCGACAAGCCCGCAACGAAGCAGCCCGAAAACGTCGAGCGGCCCAAAAGAAAGCCCAGGATTCTGGTCTTTGACATCGAGACAAGCCCGAACCTGGTCTACACCTTCGGGCTCTTCAACCAGAACATCAGCCTGGAGCAGGTGGTCAAGGAGACCAGCATCCTGAGCATCTCCTGGAAGTTCCTGGGTGAGCCCGAGACCTTCTACATGTCGGTGGACCCCAACCAGGAGGACCTCTGGGACGACAAGGAGCTGTGCCAGGCTGTGTCGGCGCTGTTCCAGAATGTGGATGCTGTCGTCGGCCACAACATCACCCGCTTCGACCTCCCGGTCATCCGGGGCCGGCTCTACCACCACCAGCTGCCCCAGATTCCTCCGGTCAACGAGATTGACACCCTGGTCATGGCCGGCCATGCAGGCAAGCACCTGAGCCGGAAGCTGGCCCACTTGACAAAGGGCCTCCAGTTCACTAAAATGGCACATGCCAAGTTCCCCGGCTTCGCCCTCTGGCGTGAATGCCTGGCCCGGAACCCGGCAGCCTGGGAGGAGATGGAGCGGTACAACCGCATGGATGTCGTCTCCAATGAGGCCCTGTTCGAGCGGCTCCGGCCCTTCAGCAAGGTCCACATCCCAGGCTTCCAGACTGGTGATCTGTGCTGCCCCAAATGCGGAAGCAAGGACCTGAAGAAGCGTGGGGTCCTGGAAACCCAGGGTGGGTGGTACCAGAGATTCAAGTGCAGTTCCTGTGGTGGTTGGAGCCAGTCCCGGATCACCCACCGTCCCCGGCAGATTGCCAAGAACATCCTGAAAGGTGCATGACATGGAAGAGCAGATCGAGGTGAAGTTCTCCTATGCTGGTGAGGTCCGCCTTGATTTCCCCGAGCTGGACATGGCTGTCGTTCTGAAAGGGCGGCTCAAGGTTGACCCCGGCCTCCGCCTGCCCGTGCGGGCCTACATGCTCAAAGGTGACGTTCACCACCTCCTGCACGGTAAGCTCAAAACCAGCGCTGACCTGTTCCAGACCTACGGCAGCTCCATCCAGGACAACAGACCCGGCGAGTACAGGTTCGGCACCCGGAAGGAGGAGCCCCTGGAGATCAAGGAAGTCCGAACCATCTCCAAGGAGGGCAAGCAGCCTCCGGATGACTGGCTGTTCGGCTGGGTTCAATATCCCTCCGAGGGCAACCATGTGCTCATTGAGCTGCGTGGTTCAGGCAAGCTTGAGATCGCCGGAGACCTGCCTGAGGAGCTTGCTGACCTGCCCAAGTATGCCCATGTGCATCCCAAGGTGCTGGAGAACCTTGCTGTGGGCCTCACGGGCACCCATGCCACCAACAAGCTTGACGAGATCATCCAGTTCTCCTACATCCGGCACGCCCCTGAGGGCCACCTGGGTGAGATCGCCAGCAAGCTGGATGATGCTTCCCTGCGTGGTTCTCTCACCAGTATCAGCCGGCGTGCAGACCCCAGAGAGATGCCTGCCACACCCACCAAGGGCTACAAGCAGGACGCCGGTAAGCTGGACTACAACCTCCTGATGCGGGACCTGGCTCCCCAGGTTGAGCAGCTCGTCAAGGTCCTCCACTGGGGCCACCACACCAAGGGGTATCCCCGGAATGGTTTCCGGACCCTCCCGGATGCTGAAAGCCGCTTCATGGCAGCCACCCAGCGGCACTTGGCGGCCATGGCCAAGGATGCCCTGGCCAAGGATGAGGAGTCTGGCCTCCCCCACGCCATCCATGTGATCGCCAACCAGCTTATGATGCTGGCAGCTCTGGAGGATAAGTGATGAGAACCTGACTGCTGTACTGGAGTGAGGCCCTCGATAATAGGGGCCGCCCCACAGACCCCCGATTTGCCCTTGTGGGTCCTGATGACCTTGACATGAGTGCCTTCAAGCCCTACACAGTAGTTGAGGTACCCTATGCCACCTGGTGGATCAAACTGGAGTCCTCTTGGATTCGTGTTGGTACTGGAGAACCCATCCGCGTTTCCAGAATGCCAGTCATGAAGCACAAGCTCCACAGAACCCACAAGAAAGCTTGATTAAAGCCCCTGAGCCCTTGACAAGGCCAGGGGCTTTTTGCTATCCTGGCGCCCTCACTGCTCCAATGGAGGACGCATGGACCTGTTTGAACGCCAGTACCAGAGGGAGAAGCAGCTCTCCCAGCAAGCCTACGAGAGAGCCACCCAGCTCTTCCTCGAGCAATCTGCCAATGGCAATGGGGGCTCAGCCACCGCCTCTTCCTGGATCGTTGGCAAGTACCTACCCCTGGCTGATGCTGGCTACAAGACACTCCGGGACAACAACACCGGCCAGTTCTCCCAGATTCTCTCCGGCTTCGAGGACCTGGGCCACCGCCTGGTCATCGCTGTGGCCATTGAGGGCGTCCTGGATGCCCTGCTGGTCAAGCCTGAGCAGACCCGCACCTATGTCCTCTCAGGCATTGCTGACCGCCTGGATAGGGAAAGCACCATCGGTTCCTTCACCACCAACAACCCTCTCCGAGCCGCCCAGCTCCACAAGAGGGCCTCACGGGAGGGTGCCGGGGCCAGGAAGAAACTCCGGATGTTCCTGACGGCCTCTGAGGCCACTGGTGACCCTGTCCTGCGGATTGATCGGGTCTATGGGGTTCAGCTGGCCGGAGTGGCCCTGGGCCTCCTCATTGGGGCTGGGATGGTTGAGCAGCACACCCGGCCGGGGAATGCTAAGGTCTACCTGAATCTGTCTGCTGAGTGCGTGGAGGAGCTGGTCAAGCGCCAGAAGCACGCCGCTGAGGGCCATGGCATCTACTCCCCGATGCTCCACCCACCCATTGACTGGACCCTCAATGCTCCCGGGGGCTATCTGACCCCAGAGATGCGGGAGGTATCCAGGATTGTCCTGGGCCCTCCCAGCCTCTCAAAACGGCTTCTGAGGCATTCAAACCAAGCCCCACTGGATGCCCTCAACCTCCTCCAGAAAACGCCATGGCGGGTCAACGGGCGTGTCCTGAAGGTGGTCCAGGCAATGGCTGCTGCTGGTGAGCTGGGGGAGGTGGTCCCAGATATCTCCGTCAACATCCCCGAGTACCCTGAGCACCTGGCTGGCCTGAAGCCTGAGGAGCGGACTGAGCAGCAGCAGGAAGAGCACCAGATGTGGGTGGACACAGCCCGGGAGGCCCATGCCCTCCGGAACAAGCAGGTGGCCGCCAGCTACCGCTTTGTCCGGGTCCTGGAGGAGGCCAAGAGCCTGAGGGATGAGGAGGCCTTCTACTTTGTCTGGGCCTTTGACAGCCGGGGCCGGATGTACCCCAGGACCTACGGGATGAGCCCCCAGGGCTCTGACCTCCAGAAGGCCCTCCTGGAGTTCCGGGATGGCTGCTGGATCGAGAACGACAGGCAGCTCCTGCTGTTCCAGACCAACCTGGCCCACCGTTGGGGCTTTGACAAGGCCTCCTATGCGGATACAAGGGCCTGGGTGGAGCAGAACACCCAGGCGATCCTGGCACATGCCAGTGACCCCCTGACCAACAGGGAGTGGACCAAGGCTGACAGCCCCTTCCTGTACCTGGCAGCTGCCATGGAGTACAAGGATTACCTGGAGGATCCCGGGCTCTTCCGGTCCCACATCCCCATGTCAGCAGATGCAAGTTGCTCAGGTAGTCAGCACATGGCTGCCATCCTCCGGGACCCTGTAACTGCCAAGGCTGTAAACCTAGCCCCGTCTGACACCAGGAACGACCTGTACCAGCTGACAGGCACCAAGACCATGGAGCTACTCCAGGAGGCCCTTGCAGCCGGGGAGCTCCCAGATGTCCTCAAGCCCTTCCTGACCTTCGGCATCCCCCGGGCCATGGTCAAGCGGCCCACCATGACCCTACCCTATGGGCTGACCCAGCGGTCCATAGCCGGTTACCTGTTCCTGGACTATCTGGCCTTCACGGACGTACCAGGGCTGGCTGAACAGGACAAGTTCCGGGCCGCCATCAAGCTCACCCCCTACGTCTGGAAGGCCCTCGGAGAGGTCCAATCTGCCACCATGGATGCCCTCCAGTGGTTCCGCAAGGCCATCAAGGAGCGGTTTGAGCACCAGCCTGTGGCTACCCAGTCCTGGCTGACCCCGGATGGCCTGCTGGCCCAGCAGCATGCTGTGGACTTCGAGGAATCCAGGATCAGGACCTGGTGTGGCTCCCCCATCTCCATCCAGTGGCAGGGCCAGGGGGTCAATCCCTCCAAGAGCCGGCACCGGGCTGGCTTCCCCCCGAACTTCATCCACTCCCTGGATGCCACACACCTCCGGGATGTTGTTCGGCGAATGGCTGCCCTGGGCTGCCACCAGTTCGCCATGATCCATGATGACTTTGGGGTCCCTGTGAACTGGGCTGACAAGCTCTGGGATGTTGTCAGAGAGGCTTTCCGGGACCAGTATTCTGGGAACCTCATGGCTGCCCTGAAGAACCAATGGGGCCTGTCCCTGGAGCCCCTGGAGCAGCGTGGCTGGAACGTCAACGAGGTCCTGACAGCCCAGTTTGCCTTCAAGTAGAGGTTGACAAGGTGGCCTCCCTGGTGTATAGTTGAGCCCATCGACAGCAGGGAGGTCCACATGGACGACAACATCTACGAGAACCTGAAGTACATCCGGAGTAGCCTTAGGGGCCAGCTCCGAGGAAAGCCCTACCATAGCAACTGCCCGCTCCGGGCCCACTGGCAAAGCCCTGGGTTGGCCGTCATTGAGAACGTGGAGACCGGGGACGTGTGGTATGGTGATGGAAGCTCTGGTGACATTCGCTGGGCCATCATTGACCTCCTGTATGATCAAATCCCCCAGGCTGTCAGACTCCGTGAGTACCTCAAGGCTGCTGCCGAGGCCCTCAATGCCAAGCCCGGTGCCAAGGAGGTCTACTCACCCTTCCAGCAGCGAATCTGGGAGGACTTGATCGACAGGCCCAAGTACAGCCCAGCACTGGTTGTCCAGGGCAGCGATGAGGGGCCCATCTTGCGTGTCCGGATGAACGGGTACGTGTGGGGGGACTTCCACATAGACAAGGCCCTCCAGCACCCGGAGACAGATAGCATCCGCTGGGAACTGTCCCGCCTCTACTTCAAGGGCTCCCAGATGATTGAAGCCTACGAGGACGATGAGTGTCCGTGGCGGGATGTCTGTGAAGGGCTTGGCGCTGTGTATGAGCCTCCCCAGGAGGAAGCATGATGGATCAGATGTCGTCGCAGTTTCAAGTGTCTTGGTGGCCCGACTTCAGCCACAAACCACAAGATGCCCTGGTTGTGGACAGCATCGAGGATGCTCTTCTCAGGACCATCGAATTCTCCCGCAGGTCTTGTGGGACGACCTGCGTCAGGACAGGTGCGGAGTTCCTTGACTGGGTGCTTGTGACTAAGACCAAGGAGTACAGCAGTACTTCCGTGTGGTTCGAGGGGTTTTCTGGGCCCCTCAGCCCATTCCACAGGAGCCTGCTCAGGGTCCTTTACAGCTTTGACGAAAACCTACACCCCCTGTAATGGAGACAAGCATGACCCACCACAACCACCACGATGCCCGTGCCCAGCTCCGGATGATGGAGCACTCCAACCCTCCGGACTGGACCATGTGGGCCCTTGTGACCTGGGCAACCAGCCTCTTCTGGCTCCCCATCTTGGTCTTCCTGCTGAAGTAGCAGGGCTTGACAAGCCAGAAGAAAGCTGGTAAACTTCTCACCGTAGTACAGCAGTTAACCTCAAAAGGAAGCAAGATGCAAGCAAAAGACGCCATGTTCGCTGCGGCCGCTGGTGCCATCCTGATCACCCTGGCCACCTGCCAAACCACCGCCCACGCCACCAACACCCCGGGTGCTGACTGTGTTGGACACCAGGCCTGCCAGACCAATTCTGGCAACACCACCACCAACAACAACCAGCGCACGGTCAGCCAAGGCCAGCACCAGTCCAGCAACTCCAACTCGGCTGGTGGGGATGCCAACGTCTCCTCCTACATCTCCCCGAACACCAGCCTGTCCACCGGCGGCTACGTCTACAACAACCGCACCCTGAGCATCAACCCCGTCCAGGCAATCAGCCCGGCTGTGGTGGCCCCCTCGGCTTTCGTCTCCACGGTGGCTGACCCCTACTGTGGCCCCCGCCAGAAGGTGATGTCCAAGGACGTGAACGGCAAGATCATCGGCCTGTTCGGCCACACCGACGTGGCCCTGGGCCAGAACCAGTGGTTGGCTCCGGACTTCGACATGCCGTACCGGAAGGTGGAGGTGGTCCCCGGGCAGCTCTACCAGCTGATCGGCCACAAGACCCACGAGACCACCACGGTCCTGACCGTCAGCACCAGCGGTGCTCTGGCCTTCGGGGCCAATGGTAGCAGTGGTCAGGGTGGCTCCATCGGGGCTTCCGGTGGTGGTGCCCTCCAGCGGATGGTGACCACGCTCCGGGTCCAGGAATGCGTCGCTATGACGTTGACACCGGCTCCTAAGGTGATTCCCTCACCTGCCCCCAAAAAACGCCCTGTGGCCCCTTCTCGCAAGCCGCAGGGGCATTCCTCCAAGAAGCCTGATTGCAACTGCATCAAGTAAGCCATCCTGACCTCATCAAGCCCCCTCGGCTCCGGCCCTGGGGGCTTTTCTTTTGTCATCTCAGCCCTGCCTAATCCTTAGGCACAAAAATGTACGGTAATAGGAGAAGAAGAGTGCCCTATGGAACTCAGACCTCCCCGTCCATCCAAAATGTACGGTAATAGGAGAAGAGCTTGCTCTCCTCCAGTAGGACCCCTCTGACACACAGCACTAGCTGTCACTGACAAGGGTCCAGGGTATCCTAAGGCTACAGATTGCCGCTCCCGCCCTGGTGTCCAGGAGCCTCCGATGACAAGGAAGGCTCCTGGGGACCCTGCAATGAACCCTCCCCACCTGTTCTGGCCCCCGGCAGGATGGATTGAGGTCTGGATGCAAGTTCCAGCGCGTTGTCTCCGAAAAGGACAGGTCAAAGGCTGGCTAGCATGCCCCCGATGACTGAAGATTCTCTGGCACGTCAGCCAGAGGTTAAAGTGTATGCTGCTGTAATGCTCCATGGTAACGCCCAGAAGAGTAGCCAGCAAGGTTAGAGGCTCCATCCTCAGCCGTCATTGCGATGTAGAATGATCCTTCCAGGTTCAAGCCTGGGAGTCCCGGAAGCGTTGTGTCGTTGCCGGGATGTCCTGATGGATACAGGACCGTGACAGGTATGTCTCACACGTATTGGCTGGTACCCTGGCAGGTACCGGGCGACTCTCACCCCTAACAAACCTGGGGGGTCCTTCCGGAAGGAAGGGCCTAGGGCTGGATCCTTGAAGATCCAGTTCCGAAGGAGTGGAACCCTTTAGGCACGAGACAGCAGGCAGCTGTACCTTACCCCTTGATCACTGGGGAGGGTAGAGCTCCGGGCTTGTATAGCCGGAGTGGCTATGGACTCTTCTGGGTCCATACCAGCTGGGAAGGCTAGGCACTATAGGACCTGATCAGTCCGAGTCTAGACCTTCTACGGAATACGGATACCTCAGCAAAGACCTAGGGTCATTTGGGAAAGCTTTTGGAAGCTTTCCCAATGACCTTGGGGCTTGAGAGCTGAGGAAGTCCAAGGATCGCCTTCACTGGCCTTCCTCGGACTTCCTTGGCTTTGCTAGGAAACGGCTCCACCCTGTCCCTGGGCGCTAGGGGGCCCCTTAACAATCTTTAATAGTTATAATAGGTATACAATTACTACTAAGGTATCCTTATACTACCTTAAGTATACTTATAGTACTACAGTATGGACTATGTAGTACTATGCATATACAGGGTACTATAGTACTTCTAAGCTATTCTGGGCTATACTTTAATGTTCTTCAAAAATGTACCGTAATAGGAGAAGAAGCCCAAAGGAGGGCACATGAGCTACATCATCAGCCCCAAGGGCTATCACCAGTTCCGCACAGACAGCATTGAGGACGCCAGGCTGTACCTGAAGCGCCTTGACATCCGAGGCCTTGGTCAGAATGGCTGGGGCACCTTCGGCCCTGAAGGCCTCCCAGTACGGGTACAAGGGAACATCAAGAAGCTCCAGCTGAGCTTCCCCAAAGCCAATGCTAAGCAGTCCAAACCTATCCCGGTCAAGCGAGACCCCGTTGCAGCTGCTGCAAAAGCAGCCAGTGCCCACGCCCGCCTGATGGCAGGCGAGGCCATACCAGCCTGGAGACCCAATGGAAAGAATACCTGAAGCCCTCCTTGAGGGTGGTCCCAGCTCTGGGATCACCCAGAAGCAATGGGCTGAGATCCTCAGGAGTATCCCCAAGCCTGTGGTGGACAACAACACAACACCGCACATGGCGGGGTTCCTGCTGGGCATCCAGTATACCCTTGACCGTATCAGACCTCTCGTAAGGAGCTGACATGAGTTTTTTCAAGAAGGCCGGAGGGCTCCTCGGGAACATCCTGGGGATTCGTTCCGGAAGCTCCTCCCAGGTCCGTCAGTTCGCTGAGGACTGGGGCTTCCAGCAGCGTCAGCTTCAGGCTGACATGCAAGCCCAGCAGTTCGGCCTCCGGGCCAGTACCGAGCTGACCAGCCTCCAGGATGAGGCTGAGGCCAAGATGGCCGATACCCTCCGGAAGGAGGCAGCAGCATCACAGCCCCAGGTGGAGCTGGCCAACGCCAACAACAAGGCCCGTCAGGCCTTCTTCCGATTCCGATGATCCCTTTCCAACCAGCCCTCCCGTTCATGGAGGAGCCACCCTCAGAGGAGGCTCCCCAGGACACGTGGACTCGCCTGTACCGGCGATCCCAGCCTGCACGAGTGCGGGCACAAGCCAATGCTGCCCTCACCATTCCGGAAGCGTATCTTCCGGATGGCGGTCTGATCGATGACCACACCGGGCAGGTGAGCTACCAGAGCATCGGCTACCGGGGTGTGAACAACATCGTCAACGTGATGGCGAACCTGCTGTTCCGCACCTCCCGGAGCTTCTTCCGACTGGCCCCTTCCAAGGAGTGGCTCCGGAAGAACCCCACTGCTGACACAGCTGCCTTGGAGGCAGACATGGCAGCCATTGAGGCCCGGGCCACTGAGGCCTGGGTTCAGCGTGGAGACCACGACAAGCTGATCCAGGCCCTGATCCAGGTGGCTGTGGTGGGTCAGGCTGTCCTGTGGTTCGACAAGGCTCAGGATGTCTTCCGGGTGGTGCCCTTCCGGAACTACTGCATCGACAGGCTCTACGATGGCAGCATCGGAACCCTGATCATCGCTGAGCAGCTCCGAGTACTGGACCTCCGGGAAGACCTCCGGCAGACCCTGCTGGATTCCGGCAAGGCTCCCATGGCTCCTGTGGCCCTCTACACCCGTCTGACAGCCCAGCCTGACGGCAAGTACCTGCAGGAGGTGGCTGTGGATGGCGGTCAGGCCATCCCGGACCTGACCCAGACCTTCACCGAGGACAAGCTGCCCTTTGCCACCCCGTTCTGGTCCCTCCCTCCGGAGGCCTCCTACGGTATCTCCCTGGTGGATGGGCTCCGAGGGGACCTGCACAAGCTGAACATCCTGGCTGCTGCCCAGACCCGCGGTATCCTGAACATCCTGGACTGGAGGACCCTGGTCAACCCCGGGGGCCTGACGGACATCGAGGACTTCAAGGAATCGGAGCCTGGTGATCCCATTGCTGGCAAGCCTGAGGACATTGCCGTCTCCGTCACTGGGGACCCCAAGATCGTCGAGCTGATCACAGCAGTCATGACCGACATTGAGCGCCGGCTGGCTGCCGCCTTCCTGGTGGAGCAGGCAACCTTCCGGACTGGTGAGCGTGTGACGGCTGAGGAGGTCCGGAGGACTGTTGACAGCCTGGAGCGCCAGTACACCGGCATCTATGCTGCCATGGCCCATCACCTCCAGCAACCCCTGGCCCGCTGGATTCTGGACATGGTGGACTTCCAGAAGGACCTGTCCGTGGATGTGACCGTGGTGACGGGTCTGGATGCCCTGAGCCGGGCCACTGAGGCCGACAACCTCGTCAGGGTGCTCATGACCATGGGGCAGCTTGCCACCCTTCCGGATGACCTCCGGGCCCGCATGCGTCAGCAGGAGGTTGCTGAGGCCATTGGATCAGGCTTCGGAGTGAGCATGGACAGGTTCCTGATTCCGGAGGAGGAATTCCGGAAGCAGCAGGAGCAGCTCCAGCAGCAGCAGATGGCCATGCAGGTTGCTGCCCAGCAGGCAACCCAGCCCCAGCAAAATGTACGGTAATAGGAGAAAACACCCATGACCGACGCCACTGAGCAACCCCAATCCACCCAAGCCCCTCCGGCTGTCGAGCAGAACCCTGCTCCCCAGACCGAACCCCAGGCAACCCCCGAGGCATCCAAGCCCGCCGCCGAGGCCAAGCCCCCTGTCCAGCCCGGCAGCAAGACCGTCAGCTACATGCAGTCCGGCAACAAGGCCCTCGATGCTGCTCTGGCCATCCTGGGACGTGGAGGGCTGGAGCAGGACAGCTTCGAGATGGACCAGGCCCGTGAGGGTAACTTCGGTCCTCTCAAGGCCGTCCTGAACCACCTGAAGCTGGAGCACGGTGACGCTGCCCTCCAGCTGATGGAGGCTGCCTACGCCACCCACCAGGCCGAGCAGGAGAAGGCCCGGAAGGAGCTGGTCTCTGACCTCCACAAGATCGCCGGGGGCAAGGATGGCTGGGAAGCCACCCAGGCCTTCATTGAGGCCAATGCCACCCCGGATGAAGCCAAGGAGCTGAAGGAGGCCCTGGAGACCGGAGGCATCACTGCCCGCATGGCTGCCCGCTACATGGCCACCCTGTACCAGCAGTTTGGCCAAGGTGAGCAGGAAACCAAACCGAATGAGCCCCAGGCTGCTCAACCCCAAAGCCACAGCCCCCGAGCCACCAAGGCTGCCGGTGCCAGCAAGGCCGGCGAGTTCCTGGGGTTCGATGACTACGTCAAGCAGTACCAAGCCCTGGTCACTTCCGGTGCCGGTCAGAACGACCCCCGCGTGGTGGCCATTCAACAAGCACGTCTCCGCGCCATCCACGCGGGGCATTGATAGGAGAGCCAGATGGCCCTGTCCGAATTCACCTTCCCGGGAAAACTGGGTACCACCAACCTGACGGCTCCGGTCAACGAGGCCCAGCTGCGTGAGCTGCACATCGATGCGGTCAAGAAGTCTGCCGAGAAGCGCCTGTGGGACGACAGCCTGGTTGCCAAGTACTTCCCGAAGCGCCTGCTGACCGGCACCTCCACCACCCGCATCGATGCAATGGGCTCCGGCAATGGCATCCAGAAGCTGGAGCATGACCGCACCCCGGTGCCGACCCAGTACAAGTTCGGGGTCAGCAAGTTCAGCATCGACACCCCGGTGCTGGCCCGTGCCCGCGTGGAAGAGCTGGCTGACATCCAGTCCCACCTGCCGGTGCTGACCGAGATCGGTGATGACCAAGGCCGCCAGTTGGCCGAGTTCATCGACAAGACCTACATGATCATGGCGACCAAGGCCGCCCTGATGACCACCACGCCCTTCCAGGGCCTGTCGGCTGCCGAGGGCTTCCTGGGCGGCACCCAGGTCTCTGCCGGCACTCAGGCTGACAGCCGTGACCCCGCCAAGCTGCTGAATGCCTTCCGGCAGCTGGAGCTGGCCATGTTCAAGAAGAAGGTCTCCATGACCAAAGAGTCCGCCCTGCTGGTGGTCACTCCGGAGGTCTTCTACACCCTGGAGACCAACAACATGCTGGTGGACCGCCAGATCAAGTGGTCGGACGGCACCATGCTGAATGCCCGTGTCCTGCACTTCCTGGGCATCCCGGTCGAGCGTTCCAACGTGTTCCCTGGCGGTGAGAACGTCCAGAACCACCTGCTGTCGAACAGCTCGAACAACAATGCCTATGACGGGGACTTCACCAAGGTCCTGGGTACCGTCATTTGCACCAAGGCCCTGCAGGATGCCTATGCCTACCAGCCGAAGTACTCGCTGGACTGGGACTTCAAGGACATCTGCCACTACATCACCACCCGTGTGGCGATGGGTGTTGGCATTGCCCGTCCTGAGTATGCCGGCGTGATCACCCACGCCTGATGCCAAGCCCTCTGGGTCTCTTCGGAGGCTCAGGGGGCTTTTTTTTCTTCTTAGAGGCCACCATGCACGACCTTCAGATCATCAATGCCATGCTCCGGCAGGAGGCCCAGCAGCCCGTGGCCTCCCTTACCGACACCCACCCCATGATCCCCACCTGCCTTGGCATCATCCAGGAGGAGCGGAATGCTCTGCTGTCCCGGGGCTGGTGGTTCAATACCGTTACCGTTACCCTGCAACCCAGCAATGACGGGTCTGTTCTGGAGCCTACCAATGCCCTCCAGACCCACGCCCGGGGCTACGTGCCCGTCGATGGTCGCCTGATGACCTGTGATGGCCGGAACCCCTCTGGCCCGGTCAAGGCCAAGCTCTTTCTGCACATGACCACCCAGCAGCTGCCGGAGGTGGCCGCTGCTCACCTGGTGGCCCGGTGCCGCTTCCGCTACGCAGCCGACATCATCAAGGACCCCACAGAGTACGCTGCTGCTGAGCGGGATGCCCGGGAGACCCTGGTGGCGCTCAATGCTGCCCACATCCGGCAGCAGTCCCCGATGGGCCGCAACCGCTACCAGCGGGCTGTGGATCGGGTCTTCACCAGCAATTACGCCAACCGCTTCCTGGGGACCTTCTGATGCGAGTCATCTCCGGTGTCCTGAAGAACATCCAGGCAGGCTACTGGGAGAACCTGAACACCAATGTGCCCTCCGGGGCCGCCTCTGACACCACCAATGTGGACTTCCCGTCCGGTGGGGGTGTCAAGAAGCGAGCTGGGTTCAAGGTTGTCCGGGACAGCACCATCTTCCACATCGGTGCAAACGTCCAGCCCGTCTATGCCAAGGGCCTGGGTTTCCTGACAGTGGGTCGCCAGGGGTCCGAGTACCGGGGTCCCATGTTGCTGGAAGGTGGTGACAATTCCTTCATCGGCAATGCTGTGCTGCCTGAGCCCATCCAGCTCCTGCCTGTGGGGGATGACGTCCTCATGCTGGCCAAGGGCTCCATGACTGTGTCTGGGTCAGAAACTACCGTACCGAACATTGGGTTCATTGAGGTCCTGGCCGGGGCAGCAAACACCACCTACACGGCTGTGGTCAAGGGACCCTTCGGTCAGGTGACGGCCAGATACACTACCCCGCCGGCCTACAACAGCAACCTGAACCTCAGCCTCAACAACGTCCCTGTGTACTCCGGGGAGTCTGTGGTGGAGCGTGGGCTGACTCGCACAGGCCCCACGGGATGGATACCGGCCAAGGAGGGCCCCCAGTATCTGACCCGCTATGACCTCCCGAACCAAGCAACACTGAGCCAGTTCGTCAATGCCTCAGGCAGCAACGGGCAGGTCTTCCTCGGAGGCCCAACCTGGCAGCCCGGTCAGGATCTGAACCCATCTGCCATTGGCGGTAGCACCCGCTGGGATCCCTCATGGGGAGCAAGCTACCCCAACATGTGGCACCCCTTGATCCGAGCTGATGGGCCCCTGAAGAACTACAACTGGATCGAGTGGGACTACCGGTATAACCGGAGGATCTTGAACCCAGAGTATTCTGCCCGGATCAGTGAGGCCACCTTCAACTACCAGAAGGCCCAGACCGAGTACCAGCTCCAGGTTGCGGAGCAGACCACCCGGAGCCACATTGCCCTGCGGCTGGCCCAGCACATCCCTGGTGCTGTGGTCCACGGGGCTGTCATCGAAATCCCCGGAGCAACCAGCATCACTGTGTCTGATGGGGCCAGCGGGTCCGACCTTCGTCCAATCCTGAGGGAAGTGTCGTCCGTGTCGGACCTCCCAGGCAAGGCCACAGAAGGCACCTTGATGCTGGTTGCCGGGGTCCCGTTCAAGCACCAGGCCGGTATCTGGAAGGAGCAGCCCGGAGGCAGCCTGAACTGGCGGGGCCCCTGCCTGTGGTGGCTGCAGGCAAAGAGATTACCCTCCCTGGTTAACAAAGCCAATGGGAAGGACTGGGTGATACCCAAGGCTGGTTCCTGGGATGAGCTGTCCCGGATGCGCGGGGAGCACACCATGGTCTATGCCGACATCTTTGGTGGCCGCATGGTTCTCCTGACGTCCAAGGGGGCCTTCGTGTCTGCAATCGGGAGCCCCTTCGATGTCACCCCCAGCAGCGCCATCAACCCCACAGCTGATGACGGCTACTACCTGGAGCTGGGTAGCGAAACGGACCCCGTGAAGGCGGGCATCCTGTGGGGCTCCCAGCTACTGGCCATCACATCCCGCCGGGCCTTCCTGGTTGGCTTGGGCTCCCGGGACCAGACCAGCATCACCCAGCTGGATATGGAGGGTGTGGGCCGGGCCAACGTGTTCCTTGCCCGTACCTCCCGGGGCCCTGTCATGCTGGCCCAGGAAGGCCTGGGGGCACCAATCCGGCTCCGGCTGCTCCAGCCCTCTCCGGAGGGTGGCCGGCTGGTGTCCGTTCCTCTGTGCCCCCAGTTTGATGAGAAGAAGGCCCGGAACGTGGTCAAGCACATGACCTCCTCGGCATCCGGGGATGACCTGTGCATCTGGCATGGTGCCGGTCACGCCAGGCTGATTGACCTGCGTGGGGAGTTCCCTGTCATTCGGGACTACAAGGACCTGCCTGAAGAGGGCTGGTGTGGCTATGTCGGGGATGACCTCTGGCTCCTCTACAACAAGTTTTGCAAGCAGGACCCGGAGGCCACCAGGGACTACTTCGGGGACATCAAGGCAACCATCGAGTTCCACACGCCCCCGCAGTCCGGTACCTACATGCCCGACAGCAGGCACACCACCAAGTCCTGGACGGTCTGGCTCCAGGAGGGTGAGATGACCCTCTCATCGGCCGGCTTTGCCCGCACCTTCAACCAACCCAGCGAGTATGCCTCGCTGCCCATCCACCTGCGGGGCGAACATCGCATCCGCGTCACAAGCACAGCGGCGCCCATGTACATCCGGGAGGTCCAGTACTCACTGGTCACGCGGAACGGGAAGACGCCCAGCTCCTGGAGTTAACGATGTTCTGGAAAGGTCTCGCTGAGGGGATCATCTCCCCTGTCCTGGGCAGGTTCGCTGCCAAGGCATCCAACGACATGGCATCCCGGGCCGACAGCCTGAACCGGCTGAAGGTGGATGCCCGGAATGCTTCGGCCCGGGTGGAGTGGCAGTACCGGCAGAATGCCATCGAGCGGACCAACAGGAAGGCTTCCGAGCAGTTCTTCAAGGACAAGGCCACTGTTGAGCGGAACTTCGATGTCCAGAACCGCCAGGCTGTCTTCGCTGAGGTTGAGCGGAAGGCTGGCAAGCAGGCTGCCCAGGGGGCCATGACGGCTGAGATGGCCCAGCGTGGCCTCCTGGGTACGGGCCTGGCTGCTTCCATCAACACGGTCCAGCAGGCCCGTCTGGGGCAGATGGAATCCTCTGCCCTGAGCCAGGAACGGGCCCGCAAGTTCAACCAGGGGGCAACCCTGGACACCCTGGTGGCCTCGGCCTTCTCTCAGAAGGACCTGGACATGCCCATGGTCAAGTTCGACCTGACCCGGGTGAAGGACACCACCGTCCGGGCCCCTTCCTGGGGCAAGGCCATTGCCCATGGTGTCATCCGCGGTGTCGCCGCCTACTACGGGGGCGAGCAGGGCAGCCAGATCGCCGGCATGGTCCTCAACAGCGAGAAGTATGTCCGGAACTCCCAAGCATCCGGCCAGAAGGCTCTGAACAGCCTGTATGGCCAGGGGCAGGTCCAGTTCGCCACTCCTATGGAGCGGGCCGGTCAGATGGCCCAGGCCGCCCTGTCCGCCTACGGACAGAACGGGATGGACTGGAACAAGCTGGGGCAGGGAATCCTGCAGGCCCAGCAAGGCAACAACCGCATGGACTGGGGCAAGCTCTTCGAGATGGGCAGGAATGCCTACGGGAACTGGAAAGTGACCGACAAGCCCATGCCCACCACCACAGGAGGCTACAGTGTCCCAAAGTTCTGACGGGCTGATCAACGGTACCCCGTTCTTCCAGTCCAGCCCGGCCGGTATGTCTGCACGGTCAGGTAAGCCCTCTGTGCTGAGCCCTGCTGCCCAGTCCATCCTCCGCACAGAGACAGGTGATCTGCCCAGCTCCCGCATGTCCACCATGGACAAGATTGCCAAGGAGCGGCCGTCCCAACGGGACCCCTTCAATGCCCAGATGGCTGACAAGGAGAAGTTCCTGCAGGGCATGCAGGTGGTGGCCTCGGGCAAGGCTGTCAGTGAGGTTGCTGCCGAGCAGCCCTGGTACACCCGCATCTTCGGCAAGTCCGATGTGGTGCTGGGTGCCGAGTCCTACGCCAAGGGCTCTCTGGCCCAGGAGGTTACTGCTGACGTTCTCCGGAACATGGGCACCCTCCGGCAGATGGATGAGGACACCTTCCGGAAGGCCCTGCTGACACGGTTCGAGATGGCCCGTACTGGCTCCGCTGCTGTGGACATGGATGTCCAGAACCAGCTGCTCCAGAAGGTCCCCCAGATCATGGAGACCTACACCAAGCAGGCATACCAGTACCGGCAGGAGCAGGCCACCGAGCAGCAGAAGGGCTTCTTCCATCGAGCTGCCGACACCCTTGGTGAGACCTTCAAGACCCTGGATGTGGACCCCACCAGCCCCTCTGGGCAGGAGGCTGCTGCCAAGGCTGTGGCCGAGTTCGATGCCAACATCGGCCGGATCGTCGGCCAGGACAAAGAGAGCTACGAGAAGAACCTCCTGAACCTGTTCGAGGGGGCCATTGCCCAGATCGGTGAGCCCCAGATCGTGATGAACACGGATGGGACCACCACCACCACCTACAAGACGGCCCATGCCGTCCAGGCCATGCTGGCGGGCTCCAAGGCATTCGAGCAGCTACCCAGGGAGCAGCAGACTGCCCTCCTGCAGAAGGCTGAACTGGCCAACCGGAAGGCCATCACCAAGTTCTCCACACCCCACATGGAGAAGCTGGCCAAGATCGAGACCATGATCCGTGATCCTGGTCCCGGGCAGACAGTCAAGCAGCTGGTGAAGATGAAGCAGGAGGTCCTGGATACCATCCAGCGAGAATCCGGTAGCTTCATACCCCTCTATGACCCCGAGGACATGAAGGCTGACAGTGTCCGTTCTGCCCTGGCCATCCAGGCCCGGAGGGAGCGGGAGCTTCAGAAGCGCCTGGCTGACCAGGCTGCCAAGGAGCGGGAAGCCTCCCATGCCTCTTCCCAGGAGGCCAAGGAAGCAGCGGCCGCCATGAGGGCAGCCCAGTTCACCAACCTCATGGTCACTGACCCTGTGGGCTGGTCACGGGCCAAGGCCCTCGGCCTGGTCAAGGCAGAGGAGGCCAAGCACGTGGAGAACAGTGCCTACGTCCAGGCCACCCCTGACCAGCAGTATGCCCTCATGCGGGGCAGCCTGAACCCCATCCCTGTGGCCAAGGCTGAGCGGCAGGGTGAAGTCAACCGCCTGCTGACCGAGGACCCCAAGGAGCTGGTCAAGCGTCCGGATGAGCTGATGCTCCTTCTGGATCGGTTCAAGGCTGACGTGCAGGCCCTGGGTCGAGAGAAGGCCCAGGACTACTATGGGGCCGACCTGGCAGGGCTTCTGGAGAACACTGTCACCAAGCAGGCCCAAGGCTTCCCCAACGACATCCTGGTGCATTCCCTCTATGCTGACGCCCGTGCCGCCAAATCCGCCAAGCCCTCCGAGGACCTCCGAGAGACCACCAAGGACCACCTCCAGAAGTCCAGCAACCGCTGGGGTATATCGGCCCTCTGGAATGATGCAGCGGCACAGCCCCTCTGGGCCTCTGGGACCAACCTGGATGACTATCCTGACCTCTCTGAGGCGGTGGCTTCTGAGGTTGCACGGGCAAAGGCTGTGAGCCCGGCTGATCCTGAGGAGCAGCTGATCCTGAAGGCATCACAGAACCTGATCGGGCCCGGCAAGGCGTTCGTGCCTGCTGGGGGAACCCTGATCAGGAACTATGCCGATGGGCAAGACCCCATCCAGTACCTGGTCAACCCACCCAGCGGTCGGGGCATCCCCGTGGACAAGGTGGGTGAATACCTGGAAGAGCAGGTGGAAGCCCTCAAGCAGGGGCAGGTCCACAGCGTCCAGGGCTTCTTTGCCGGCGGAGCCAGCAAGTCCCTAGCCATCCGTGTCCTCAATGAGGACGGCTCCGTCAACATCAAGGAACTCCCTCTGGACCAGCTGCTCCACGAGTATTACAACCCCACCAAGGGCCCTGGCTCATTCAGCCGAGCAGCCAAGAAGGCCACCGGCTCCTCATCCTTCCCCCTCCTTTGAGGTAAACCATGAAGCAAACCGTCTGGATTGACCCCCGCGAGTCCTGGGACAAGGGCTGGCAGCCGTATCAGCCTCGTCCGAAGGAAGTCCAGACGGGAAGCTCCCTGGCTGCTGCCGCTCCGGCTCCTCTGGACCTGCCGGCTTCCAGGCCGGCTCTGGACACCCGTGAGACCGTGGAAGCCCAGGTCACTCAAGGTGACAAGGACTACCATGAGACCAATGAGCAGCCCTATGGCTGGGAGGGATTCAAGGACAAGGCCGCTGCCGGCTTCAGGCAGTCTGTCGTTGTTAAGACCGCAGGCCTGGCCTATGAGACCTACGAGTATGGCCTCAAGACAGCCTTCAATAGGGACTGGGGCCCGGCGGCCCCCGTGGAGCTTACCCCTGAGATGCTCAATGGCCGGACCGAGGCCGAGGTTGATGAGCTGGAAGGGGCACACAACCCTGAGCATGCTCTCTACATCCTGGAGCGCCAGAATGCTGACCGCAGAGACTTCCAGATTATGTCCAGGGGCTCAACCACCCAGAAGCTCCTGGCTCCCATGGTTGGTGGTGCTGTTGACGGTGTGCTGGGCTTTCCTGCTGGCGCTATTGGTCGGGCTATTGGTTCAGGTATTGGTCGCCACATGATCAGGAATGGGAGCACGGTGGCCAATGCTGCCGCTGCCTCCCGGGTGGTTGGTGGGGTCTCTGGGACCCTGCTGGGCGGGGCTGTCCCTGAGGCCATCACGATGGGCTATGACCCGAACAGGGACTGGTCTGACGTGCTGGCTGCCACCTTCTTCGATGCTGGGGGTGTGGTGGGTGCTGTCCGGGGATCAGCCAAGGTCCAGGCTTCTGCTAAGGAGATCGCTGCCCGGGTGGCCAACCTGACCATGGAGCCAACCCCTGAACTCCACCTGCCAGCTGACGGGCACTCTGATGCCATTGGTGTGCAGGCAGCCAAGGCCGTCCAGACCCGCATGGCTGAGGCCCAGGTGAACCCTGAGGTGGTTGCCATGGAGAAGGGCCTGGAGGATGTCTCCTACCTGTCCGACCATGAGCTGAAGAACCTGGGTGTCCACACCTACGATTCCCCAGAGGGTCGCCGGTACTTCGGCCGGGACACCACCGTCTGGGACCTCCCTGAGGGCTACGTGGATTCCCGGAACGGTCACAAGTCCGTAGGGGACCTCCCCTGGCCTGAGGCCCCTGACACCCAGAACGCTGCCTTCACCACCGACCACGTGAACTCCAATCCGGTGGAGGTGGCCGAAGCTGCCCTGCGGTCTGAGCAGCAGTTCGACCGCTACCTTGAGGCCGCCAAGGAGAAGGGGCTGACTCATGCCCAGGCCCTCATCGCCTACAGGGAGAAGCGGTACCCGAAGCTGGCTGGTCGGGAGTGGACCACCACTGACAACGTGGTCCACCCGAAGGGCATGGACCCTGACCTGGTAGATGCCGTCAAGACCATCCGGGACGAGTTCTTCCGGAAGGGCGAGATGACCCTCCTGGACAACATGGTCACGCATGAGGGCTCCTGGGGTGAGCACCTGGGGATGGGCAAGCACCTGAACCTTGCCATCGACACCAAGGCCGTCACCACCCGCCTGGACCAGCTGGAGGTTGTCCTCCATGAGATGGGCCATAGCCTGGCCATTGGTGGCATCGGCAACGTCCCCCTGGATATCCGGAAGGAGTGGGGAAAGGCTGCTGGTGCTGTCTTCAATGCCATGGCTGAGCGTGGCGGGGCCACCAAGGCAGCAGCCCTGCGGTTTGGCCTGGGGACCTTCAACTACAAGAATGCCCTTCGCCACCCTGATGCCCGCAGCACTGCCCTCTTCAACATCCTGGCTGAGGACACCACCAAGGAAGGGGCCCGGAAGGCATCCAAGTACTGGGGGAACTTCGACGAGATCACTGCCCAACAGTTCGTCAAGTACGTCCAGCGCCGCTACGATGAAGTGGTCTATCAGGGCAAGAAGAAGCCAGGCCGGTACCTGCCCTCCAAGGCCATTGCCGAGTACATGTTCCATGCTGTCAAAAGCCTGGTGACGCTGTTCCGTCGTGTCCTGAAGGAGGATGCCACCGAAGCCAATGTGGCCAAGGCAGCTGATGCCTTCTTCGGTGCCCTGACAGATGCCCGGAAGGCTGGCAAGCAGGATACCCACCTGGCCCCCTCTGCCGTGTCCGAGGCCGCTGACTCCATGCTGGAGGTCATGCGGGACACCAAGCTCTACGACAAGGATGGCACGGGCTACACGGCCCCTGAGACCCCAAAGAGCACCCCGGGATCAGGTGGGTCGGGCCCCACTGCCAAGGAGACCCCTGAAGAGGCCCCGCTGCCCAAGCACACCTTCAGTGCCCAGGGCCGCCTGTATGGCCTGGAGAACCTGCCCCAGAAGAACCAGGGCGATGTGGCCACTGCCATCATGGTGGACAAGGTGGTCCAGCGAGCAGCCCAGGAGGCCCCTGAGCGGGTTGATCAGTCCAATGCCCGGACCTCAAAGCTCCTGGGCAGTGAGAAGGCAGGGAAGCTGGGTGAGTCCCTGATCTCAGCCACCCAGGTCATGCTGAAGTCCAAGAACCCTGTGGTTCGCTGGGCAGCAGCCATCCTGGGTGAATCCCCGTCCAACCTGACTGGCCAGCGGAACAATGCCACCGCTGCCATCCACAAGTACCGCCTGGAGCGGGAGATTCTGGGTAACTCCCTGTACCGGCTCCGGAAGGCCCAGGCCGCCTGGCTGAAGGAGCAGGGCAAGCACCCGGCCTTCAGCCTCTTCAGCTCTGAGGGGGCTGACAAGTTCAATGCTGAGCTCCAGTACTGGCTCCACGAGACCCACAAGGCTGGAGAGATTCCGGATGACTTGGACTCCCCTGCCATCCGGGAAGCCATCCAGGCCCTGGCTGATGGGCACCAGCGGGCCAACGAGGCCGAGCTGAAGTATGGGGTGGTGGGCACCCAAGAGGAGCTTCCTCCCTCCCTGGGCTACATGCAGCGTGTGCTGGACCCCGAGAAGATCAAGAACATCACGGTTGCCCAGCGCCAGAAGCTGACGGCTGCTATCCGGGCCCAGCTCCAGGACATTGGGTTCTCCCCGGAGGTCTCGGACAACGTGTCCAAGGCATACCTGACCCGGGCCCTGGATGCCCGTGGAGGTGTGTTCGCTCCTCAGGAGGTGGCCCTGAACTCCCCAGCTGCTGTCCGGACCATCCAGGACATCCTGAAGAAGGACGGCTACACCCCCGAGGAGATCGAGACCATCACCGGGCCCTTGCTCAACACCAAGGAGCGCCACTTCTCCCGGAAGCTGGCCCTGGATGAGCACATGGACCTTGGGGATGGGATCACCCTCGGCAGCCTCATGTGGAATGACCACCAAGCCATGCTGCGTGACCGGGCCCGGACCTCCGCTGGCTGGTCGGCCATGGCTGCCCAGGGCATCTATGGGTACTCGGGCATGGAGGCTGTGGTCAAGGCAGCTGCCCAGGGCGTGGGCGATCAGGCAGCCTCCCGTGCTGAGCTGGATGCCCTTCGCCAGCTGGTGTCTGAGGTGTCCTCTGTTCCTCTGGAGGGAATGTACTACTCGGCTGCCCTGGACACCCTGGTCTCCGCCAATGCTGTCCTGCGGCTGGGCGGCTTGGCCTGGACCCAGGTGGCTGAGGTCCTGAACATCGCCAACCAGGTTGGTGGGCTCAACACCCTCCAGGCCATCCCGGCTGTTCCCCGGCTGATCAAGGAGATCAAGGCTTCCGTCAAGGGGGCCAAGATGAGCACCAACCCTGTCCTCGGGGAGCTGGAGAACTACATGGGGCACACGTTCGGCACGGATGGGTACTTCATGGCCTCCCCTTGGGACACCAATGGGAAGAACAGGGACATCCGGGGGACTGAGGAGACCAGCAAGACCCTCCGGTTCCTGAATGCTGTTGGACACATCCAGGGGGTCATCGGTGGGCATCGGATCATCATGGCCACCCAGCAGCGGATGGCTGCGGAGCTGACCGTGGAGCAGGCCCTGAATAGGGTCCTCAAGCTGGATGCTCCTGACACCTGGCTCAGGGACATTGGCATCGATGGGGAGCTCTGGGAGCACCTGAAGGACGCTGTGCCCCGGGTCACTGACGTGGGGCCGGACGGGAAGGTTACGTACTTCCATGCCCGCCACCTGTCCCCTGAGCTGCTGGACCAGCTGAGCACGGTCGTCCACCGATCCGTGAACCAGATGATCCAGGGTACCTTCGCTGGTGAGCGTGGCATCTACGTCCACAACAGCTTCTGGCGGGCTGTCACCCAGTTCCGTGGGTACTCCATCACGGCCCTGGAGAAGCAGCTGGGACGGCAGGTGGGCAACTACGGATATGCCCGGGTGGGCCTGATGACCATGGGCAACATGGTTGCAGCCATGCCGGTGGTGGCCCTCCGTATCCTGGTGGCCTCCCTGGGCCGCAGGGATCAGGAGGAGTACCTGGAGAAGATGCTGACCCCCACGGAGCTGATCCAGAAGTCCACCCAGTACGTGGCCTACCCTGGCCTGGCATCTGACATCCTGGATGTGCTTCAGGACGTGACCGGTGACAACCCCTATCAGGCCAAGGCCCTGGGGGACCGGGCTGCTCCTTCGTTCGGTGTGGTCAACGACATCTACAGCCTGACCAGCGACCCCTCCAAGATCACCAAGCTGGTGCCTGGAGGGACCCTCCCCTTTGTCATCCCCTTCATGAACATGCTGCGCCAGGAGATCAAGCCTCCCCGCAGCCATATGACCCATTCTGAGAAGGCTGCCGCCCGCCACAAGCGGAAGGAAGCCAAGAAGGATAAGAAGGACTGACACCTTGCTCCCGGCTCCGGCCGGGGGCTTCTTAGAGCACCCATTCCCGGATGCTCCACGAAGCCAAAGGAGAACCAATGAGTACTGCCTCCATCACCCTGGAGCGATATGGGCTCCCCGTGGGTGCCTACCGGCTGTCCGATGGGCGCTACGACATGACCCCTGTGGTTGAGGTCTGCAAGGGCCTGTTGCAGGACTTTGCTCTGTCTGAGTCTGCCCCTGTGGGAACCAGGGAGCGCCTGTACGGCTCCGGTCTCTGGCAGTTCACCCTGATCAACGACCCCAAGCCCAAGACCTTCACGGACTGCTACAACCAGCTGAAGCGGTTTGCTGACCTGGTGCCCCGGATCAAGGGCCAGGAGATTGAGGTGGACGTGGGGGACCTGCCCCCGGGCTGGGACTCCGTGACCTGGGAGAACTCGGCCACTTTCGACAGCTGCCCTGCTGTCTGGGCCCCCACCTTCACCGGAGGGATGCACAAGCTGTCCACTGTCAAGGTCGTCTACCGGAAGGATGGCGTCACCAGGATTGCTCAGACCACAGCTGGTGCTGCTGGGCTGATTGACCTGTCCAGGTGGGAAGGTCTGCCAGTCTCGCTGATGCGGACCACCACACCCGTCCTGACCCCTGTGGTTGGGGAGATTGACATGGCTGAGCTGGAAAGTGTCATCCACCGGCTCTACCTGGCCTGCATGGATTGTGGGTGCTTTGTGCCCAAGGCAGAGGTGGCTCCTCCCGGGGGCTCCATCACTGTGCCTCCCCCGCACCCCCGCACCCCCCTGACGGCCTGGTCCGGTGTGCCATCCCTGACCGTCCGGAAGGGTGACAAATACTGGGACGACATCCTGGACAGGTACCTGGCCAACACCAGGGTTGACATTGTGCAGCGGGATGATGGCACCCAGATCAGCTACATGCAGGCCCTGGGGCTGGACGAGGGGACCTTCCTGATGAATCCAGGTGCTCTTGAGCTGTTCAGGCAAGCACCTGCTGTCCTGGTACCACAGTCAGTGGGCCTGGAGACCATGCTCCGCTTTGTCCAGGACCCGCAGGCCCAGCAGCCCACCACCAAGTGGGACCTACTGCTACCCACCCTGGAGTACACCCATGCCACCCCCATGGTGGTGAATGACCAGGGGCAGCTCCTGGAGGCCTACAGGTACCCAGCAGCCACCAAGCAGGCTGTGAAGTTCCTCAACGAGAACTACTTCAAAAACGACGGAGCCTTCACCATCTACCTGCCCTACGTCTACGTGGGCACCCAGGAGGAGTTCCAGGCTCTCAAGACACTAAACCTGGGGACCAGGGCTGGCCTCAAGGCTGCCTTGGAATCCGGGAAGGCCTCCGTAGTTGCTGTGGAGTTCATGTACATGCATGCCCGCAGGACCCCCGCAGCCACCTCCACTGCCCCCAGGATCATGGCCATGCCTGGCCTCAACCTGGGCCTTGTGCCCATCCGGGCCGTTAAGATCAACACCTTGGGGTTCTGATGAAGCACTCAGAGAAGCTTGATGCTATCCTGTCCTCCTTCCTGGACAGGGTCATGGAAAGCGTCCAGGAGCCTGGTGTGGACGGCAACACCCTCAGGACTGCCCTGGCAACCCTGGAGAAGTTCAACTGGCTGACCGTGGAGCAGTCCAAGGGCACTGATGGGCTGGAGGCCCTCAGGGCCGCCCAGGAGGCCCGCAAGGCTGCCCAGGCTGCCCGGGTGGGTCAACCACCTACGCCACAGGGATTGAACGACTGATGGCCCTTCTGGGGCCTCCGAGGGGCAGTACCCACTGACCAAAACCGAACCGTAATAGGAGAAGAGGATGGCTCAAGGACGAAGAGCTATAGTCCAGGAGGCCCCAGAGGCCGCTGAGGCCAGGAGGGCCCAGGTCAAGGCCGTCCAGGAGCTCTACAAGGACCCCATGGACTTTGTCTATCGGGTCCTGGTAGACCTGAAGAAGCTGTGTGTGGCTGAAATCCTGGCCGACATTTGTGCCTTCATGATGGACCCCTCCCGCAGGACCATCATGGTGCAGGCACAGCGAGGACAAGCCAAGACCACAGTGGCTGCCATTGGTATCGTCTGGGACCTGGTGCAGAACCCGAACCACCGGAATGCTGTGGTCATGTCCAACGAGAAGAAGGCCAAGGAGATCATTGTCATGGCCCGGAGGATATTCCATGAGCTTCCGGAGCTTGAACCTTGGCTCCCTGACCCTCGGGGTGGGGACAGGACGGGCATCCAGGCCTGGGATGTACACCACAGCCTCAGGAACCTGTCCGAGAAGTCCCCGTCCCTCTGCCCGATCTCCATTGAGGAGTCCTTGCAGGGCAAGCGGACGGACCTGACCGTCCTGGACGATTAATCTTCCGGTCGTCCTTAAACCCAGAGAATTCGGGGAACCTCCTGACAAATGACCCAGGACAATCCCGAGCCGAGCCCCGAAAGGGGAAGGTGTAACGACTATCCCGAAAGGGAGTAGGGCCAAGCGGCCCGAAGCACTGGGCACCCGGAAGGGTGAAGATATAGTCTGATCTGCATGGTAACATGCAGCCGTCGCAACCTATGGTAACAACCATGAAAAGAGCAACCAAGCCCTCCAAGTACGCTGAAGGCACCATCCATCAAACCCACTGTGGCCCCATTGAGGTACTGAAGTTCTACCCCCGGACGGACAAACGTTCGCCCAGGGCTGACATTCGGTACCTGGAGACCGGAACCCTCCAGAACGTGCAGGTGGGCAACATCCCAGGGAACAAAATCTGGGACTGCCGCAAGCCTTCTGTGTACGGTGTGGGGTACCTTGATAGCTACGTTGCAGTTCCCAAGAGGGGCTGTAACAGTACGTACCGCAGGGCATATGACCTCTGGTGCAACATGCTGAAGCGGGTATACCACAAGTCCCAGGAGAAGTATTACGGGGATGTTGAGGTGGATGTTCGCTGGCACAGCTTCAAGAACTTCTGGAACTCCCTGGAAGACCTGCCTGGTTATGAGGACTGGGTAAACCAGAAGTACCCCAGGATGTCCCTTGACAAGGATATCCGGGTACCAGGAAGCCGCGTGTACAGCAAGGACACCTGCTCTTTCGTCAGCCATGCAGAGAACACCCGCGCTGCATGTAAGAAGCGATGGGACAACGAGCTTAAGCGTCTCGGTGTCCAACAAACTGCTTGAAGATTCCAAGACGGGCTTCACGGCCGAGGGCCGGGCCAACATCCTCAGGAAGGCTCTGGACCTTTATGCCATTTGCGAGTACCGGGTGATCTGGCTGGGCACCCCCCAGTCCATGGACAGCCTGTACTTTGAGCTCCCCAAGCAGGGGGTGGAGGTGAGGGTCTGGCCCGGCCGGTTCCCCACTGAGGCCGAGGAGGCCTTCTATGGGGAGACCCTGGCCCCTTGGGTCAAGGAGAAGCTCCGGCTGGACCCATCCCTCCGGGCTGGTGGGGGCATCGATGGCTCCCGTGGCCAGGTAACCTGCCCTGAGTTCCGGAAGGAGGACTTCCACCAGTCCCAGGAGCTGACTATGGGTAAGGAGTGGTACGAGCTGCAGTACATGCTCAATGCCACCCTTACCGATGCTGGACGTAAGCCCCTGAACCCCAGGGACCTCCTGGTGGTGCCCCACGGGGAGGACTTCCCGATCGCCCTGGCTCCTGGCCTGGGACCGGGCTACACCTACAAGCATGTATCTGGTGGGCGCACCTGGGAGCTAGCTGTACCAGCCTCCATGGAAGGCCCCAGGGCCAAGCCTGTCATCAAGGCCTTCATTGACCCCGCTGCCGGTGGTAACACCAGCAAGGACCGGACGGCCTTCGCTGTCATTGGGCTGGTGAAGGGCAACCTGGTGTGCCTCTCCTATGGCTCCGTCCCCGGAGGCTACGAGAAGGAGACCTTGCACAAGCTGGCCAAGTTCCTGGCTCCCCACAAGCCAGCCCAGGTCTGCATTGAGAAGAACATGGGCTTCGGGGCCTTCAAACAGGTCTTCCAACCAATCCTGCTGGAAGAGGCTGCCAAGGTCGGCTGGAACCCGGGTGTGGACGAGGTGATGGTCCATGGCCAGAAGGAAGTCCGGATCATCGAGACCCTGGGCCCTGTCATGGGCCGTAGGTCCCTCTGGATCACCACCAGGGCACTCCAGGAGGAATCCATGTATGTGGAGGGCCTCCAAGCTGGGGATCTGGCCACCTACAGCCTCTTTGTCCAGATGGCAAGCATCACTCGTGTCAAGGGCTGCCTTCGCCATGATGATGCCCTGGATGCATTGGCTGGCTGCGTGGACCTGTTCCGAGAGGAGCTGGCCATCGACGCCAACATCCAGTCAGAGAAGCTCCGGATGAGGAACATCCTGGAGATGGAAAGGGCCCTCCTCAAGGAGGACCAAGAGAAGTATTCCCACAAGCCCCTTGGAAGGGGAAGGAGGCCACGTGGCCACAGTCGTTGAGAAGAACAACCCGGCCAATCAGGCTTCCCTGAAGGTCGATGAGAACGGCAATCTCCTGGTTGTCCTGAAGGGAGGTGGGGGAGGCCCTGCCCCTGACCTCTCGAACTACTACACCAAGGCCCAGGTGGACAGCAAGCTGGCCGCCCTGCCGGCCCCCGGGGGCTCCACCCCTGCCAACCTGCTGGCCGGCACAGCCTGGTATGACCGGCACAACAGCCAGGACGGGGGTGGTACAGGTGCCTCCCTGTCCACCAAGGCCCCTGTCACCGCGGGTGGCCCGGACTACATCACCTTCGCCCCCCAGACCACGGTCACGGTGAGCAAGGCTGGCTGGTACCGGGTATCCCTGACGGTGGCCTCTGCCAACGTAGCACAGACCGGCTTCTACCTGAACAATGCCGTGACCAAGTTCACCAAGCACATGGCCTCCGAGGACAAGCAGTTCCTGATGGGTAAGGACGGGGCATGCTCCTTCCTTGCCTACTTCTCGAAGGGCGTGGCCCACCGGATCAGCCTGAACACCCCCACCACCCAGCAGGGCCAGGGGGCCACCTTGACCATCGAGTACGTGGGGCCGTGAACACTGCCGACTTCAAGAAGCTCCTGAATGCCAGGGAGGTCAAGCCCACCGGCACCCTGACATTCACGGGGCAGGTGGACATCGGACCCACCGTGGAGGTCCTGGACCTCTCTGACTGCTCTGTCTACACCCCGGAGCAGCCTGATCGATCCAACCTCCTGGTCCGGAACAGGGGCAACAAGCCCCTGGTGATCCGGGGAGCCCGATGGAACTCTGACACCAAGGCTGCCAATCAGCACGCCCTGGTGTATGCCATCGACCACAGCAACCTGATCCTGGAGGACTGTGAGTTCACTGGGCTCAATGTGGGCCACTTCCTGGATGTCCGGGCTGAAACCCAGGCCGTCTCCAATGTGGTGGTCCGGCGCTGCACCTTCAGGGCCTCCTGGGCCCGTCCGGACGACACTGGAAGGAACCCACTGACGGGTGGTGCCATGGGCCTGGAGGCTGTGAAGTTCACCGGAAAGGTGGCCCGGGAAGGCAATCTGCCTCCTCTGGCCCATTACCGGACCTACTTCAATGCCGGCACCCTCATCTACCCCGTGGAGGCTGTCCTGGAGGACTGCACCATCGAGGGAGGCTACTATGGCCTTTCCGGTGAGGGCTTGTCCCGCTCCCTGATCAGCCGGAACCGCTTCAATGGGCAGATGCGGGCTATCAGCCTGCAGAACTGCTCCAGTGGGAACACGGTGGTCTGGAACGACATCAAGGACAACCTGTCAGCCGCTATCCACATGGCCTATGGGGCATCCTTCAACACGGTCTTCTGGAACAGCATCAAGTCCGTCCGGGCCCACGGGGAGGGGCTGATCCAGGCCTACGTGGGCTCCTCTGGGAACCTGGTGTGGGCCAACGACCTGGAGGTGACGAATCAGGCTGTGGACACAGCCAAGTTCTACCTCTACAGTGGCCCTGACAGCTCATACAATCGATTCCAAGCGAACACCATGAAGGGTACCTGCTCCCGCGCCTACATGGGCGTGGAGGAGTTCTGGGACCCCAGGAAAGCGGCCAGGCAGTCACTGGCTTTCAACACCCCGGCCGATAACACCGGGTTCACCTCCCGCCATGTCACTGGTGTGGAGTTCATCGACAACCAGCTCCAAGCAGCCACACCTGGCACCATGGAGCTCTACAAAGGACCAGCATGGCAGGCAAACTGACCCAGCGTGCAATTCTGATGGTTGACGAGGAGGGCTTCCTCCTGGTCAAGGACCCCAAGGGTACCGAAGCCCCTATCCCCGATGATTCCGTGTCCGCCAAGGAGGCAGCAGCCCTCCGGAAGCGGATTGAGGAACTTGAGGCCCAGCTCCAGTGGGCCATCACCAGCCGGGACAAGCTGATCGACCAGGTCAACGACCTGACGGGCCAGCTGACCCAAGTCAAGGACAAGCTGAAGCAGGTCGAGGCTGAGACAGAAGGCATCAGCAAGGCATATGAGGAAGCCCACAAGACCGTGGAGCGCCTTGAGGGGGAGCTGGACCAAGCCCGCAAGGACATGGCCAACCAAGGCACCTGCCCGGCTGACCTGGCCCAGGCCCGCAAGGACCTGAGTGCTGCTCAGCTCAGTGTGGCCTCTGCACGGCAAGAGGCTGACAAGGCTCAAGGGCAAGCACGCGAGCGCCTGGTTGAGCTGCAGAAGGCCCAGGCCGAGATCACCAAGCTCAAGCAGGAGATTGCAGACCTGAAGAAGGCTGCCGGCAACCAGTCCACACCTGCCCCGGGCAACCCCAACCCCCCGGCTCCGCCTCCGGTTGATGACACCCCGTGGACACCTACCCGCTCCAACACCAACCATGTCTGGGGCCCTGGCCGCCATGCCATGGAGTCCCTGCGGAACCTGCGGGTTGGTAAGCTGGATGCCACCCACGATTATCGGATGGCTATGTCCTTCCGGGCCAAGTCCAGCTCTGCCCCCAGCAAGCTCTGGTACTACGTGCCGTATGGTGAGGGCTACCACGGGGGCAATGCTGGTGTCCTGCAATGCCTCATCTTCCCGGACAAGGATGGAGCACCTGACGACCGTGCAGGGATGCTCGGGGGCTTCACCAGGAACCTGACTGCGACCGACAGGTCCTCGGACAAGATGTATGAGGACGTCTTCACTGGAGCATCACCCCTGGAGAAGGGTAAGCTGTACTGGCTTGTCTTCAGCAATGCTCTCCAGGAGGTAGGCAGCTACTACTCCATCAACACCACCCAGATTCGGAAGTACTCGGGCCACCTTGGCATCCGCTGGACCCCGGCTGCTGACGCTACTGTCCTGTTCCAGACCAATCCTGGCTCCTGGACCAACATGACCAGCGTGGCTAACCCGAGTGACATGCAGTCCTCCCCGATGTTCCAGCTGACCTACCAGAATGATGTCAAGCAGGGCTCTGCTGTCATTGAGTCCGGTGCTACGGCAACCCGGGCTATGCTGCTGACTACCACCCCCGGTGAGCACAACGTCCGGGTGATCCGGGAGGCCATGTATATCCCGAACACCATCACTGTCCGGGGCATCTCCCTCATGGCTGAACCCGTGGACACCCCGTGGGCCAGTGCGTACGTAGCGCTGGTGGAGCTGGCGGGTGATGGCCTGAGCAACAAGGTGGTCAAGGAGCTGTGGTCTGCCCAGGAGCTTGTGCAGCGACCGGCCCAGGCCCCCAGTGGCACTCCTGCCGGCTGGGCTGCCTCCCTGTGGAAGGACATTAAGCTCCCGCGCCAGTACACGCTTGAGGGCGGTAAGTGGTATGCCCTGGACATCCGCAGTGTGGAGCACACTCTCAGGGTGGCTGGTCAGACCAATGCCCGCCGGCGCGGCCTGGAGATGCCTGTGGCCTACATCGATGGTGAGGCCCGGTACTCCAAGGATGGTACCAACTTCATCCCCCTGAACTACCACAACCACAACAGCCCGAACGGCAACCGGAATGATGTGAACTGGCGGGGCATTGCCCTCCACACGGTTGAGGACATTGACAGCTTCTACAAGCAGGACACTACCACTGCCACACCGACCCCGGGGCAGAACCAGGGCAACACTGGACCGCTGGTGCCGGCCAACGTGAAGGAGAAGTTCTTCGCGATGTCCACTGGTGACAACCTCCGCCCGATCCACGCATGGGTACCCGGGCGAGTGGCTGGGGCCCGTGTGAACGGGGAGTACGGCCAGGGTGGTGGTGCTGCTGTCAACCAAGGCAAGTCTCAGCACCTGACCCGTCAGGATGGCTGGATGCTCCAGCCCTGGATTGACACAGGCAATCTGGAGTGGGTCCTGAAGCAGACCTTCCGGCACTACACCCCGTGGTTTGTGTTCATCGAGGCCGATGGCAGCCCTGCTCGGGCTCCTGGAGCTGAGGTGGCCATCCGGAACCTTCGCTTCTGGGTTCTGCCCAGGGGCTCTGACACCTGGGTCCTGAAGTCCTCGCAGTCCACTGGCTTCTGGTGTGGCTACTTCCACCCGGACATGAACCACCAGATTGGTGGGGACATCCAGGGCACTCCCTATGAGGGTGGGGTCAAGTACCGCTTCAAGGGTAACGCCAGCCCGTGGCCGGCTCTGCATGGCTCTGGTGCTCAGTACGTGTTCCAGGATGAGGGTGAGTTCGATGGCCTGCTGGTCACTTGTGAGGCCAAGTGCCTGACACCCAACGCGGAGATCGCCCTGCAGTTCGGCTGTGATCCCAAGATCTTCGGGAACAACAAGGCTGACCGTGTCTGGAAGAGTGAAGAGGACCATGGCTGGTACCCTGGTGCTGGTATGAGCCGCTGTGAGATCATCACCAACGAGTGGAAGACCTACGGGTACTCCCCGCTGCAGCGTGCTGATGGCACGGTCCGTGATGGCTTCAGCAACAATGCTCTGCCCAAGGCCCGGTGGGATGCTTCCAAGCTTGCTTGGGACGTTGCTCCGGAACTCCTGAACGTCTAACCAATGAAGGCCCTGGGGCAACCCGGGGCCCACCCCTACATGACCACTGTCATCATCCAGGGCTCCAATGGGGCCCAAGGAGCCCTTCAGGTTGATTCTGAAGGCTATCTGCTTGTCAGCCTCGTCGGAGGCTCTGGTGGCCCTCCTGGGGGCTCCGGAGGGGGTTCTGGAGGCACCCGGACTGTCACTGTCCAGGTCCCTGTCCCTGACCCCGCCACTGTTGAGGAGAACAAGCGCCTGAAGGCCAAGGTGGCTGAACTGGAGGAACGGATAAAAAAGCTCTAGCCGGGGGTGGCCAAGCTGGCCCTCTCCCGGATGACCTCTTCAAGCTCCTCCTGACCCCGGGCCTCACTGTGACCCTGGGCCCGGAGAATCCCCGGCCGGCCCCGCCTGCCCCTTCCCGCTACGCGTTCCAGAAGGCATCCAAGGCCCTCACCTACAGCACCCCCATTGCCCGTGTCACTGACAACAAGGCTGGAGGGACTGCAGGGGCCAAGTACATGCGGTCGGATTACTCCCGCCGCCAAGCCTTCAATGCTGATTCCACCAAGTTCATCATGAACCGGAGGGACGGCTACTGGTTCCTCTACGATGCCAAGACCCTCAAGCAGGACGGGGATGCCCTCCCCGGCCTGGCAGCGGACTGTGAGCCCATCTGGCACAAGACAGACCCCGACATCCTCTGGTATGTCCCCAACAATGGCTGGGGAGCCAAGCTGCACGAGCTGAATGTCAAGACCCGTACCCTGGTCAAGACCATTTACCTCCTGCCCCGGCTGAAGGCCATCTGGCCCACTGCCAACAGCATGTGGTCCAAGTCTGAGGGTTCTCCCTCTTTGGATGGCCGGTACTGGTGCTGGCTGGTCCAGGACAGCTCATACAAGATTCTGGGCATCCTCACCTATGACCGGGTGGAGGACAAGATCCTGGGCCACTTCAGCACAGACAAGATGCCCGACCACACCTCCATGAGCCCTTCTGGAGAGTGGGCCACGGTATCCTGGGCCTACAACAAGCCCCTGGGTACCCGTTCCTACACCCGGAACCTGACTGACCCTCACCCAGCCAGTACGGAGGGGAACCCCTACATCCAGGTCCACAAGGACTCTGAGCACAGTGACCTCGGGCTCCTGGCCAATGGGGAGGACGTGTATGTCTCGGTGGACTATGACACCCCTGGAGGCACCCTGAGCTACACCAGCCTCAAGACTGGCCAGAAGGTCCCCCTGACGGACCTCTACGCTGGGGGCACTGGCACCGCCTATCACGTGTCCTGTCGTTGCTGGAAGGTGCCAGGCTATGCCGTCCTGTCCACCTACGATGAGTATCACAATGACAACAGGTCCAAGAACCTCCGAGACGACCCCAGACTGACGTGGTTCCATCGGAAGGTCATGGTCATTGAGCTCAAGCCTGGTGGACGCATCTGGCCCATTGCTTGGGCTGATTCTGACCGCAGGGATGCCTGGTCCGCGCCCGGGGGCAACTACTGGGCTGAGCCCCAGGCCACTGTCAACCCTGACCTGACCCGCATCCTCTTCAACAGCACGATGGCCTCTGAGGACTACCTGGACGTAGAGACCTACAT